TTATTTACTAATTCAGGATGCAATAACATAAAATTAATACAACGAGTGTCAATGTGCTGCTCTTCAGCCCACCGTGCCCAAACGTTTACATCAAACTTTAAGTTAGCAGTAATATATCTAGTCTTTTGTGCTGAGTCAATACTATTAACCATATAATCTCCATTATCTGGATTACTAGTTAATATTATATGCCAATCAGCCGGTAAAGACCATGATATATATTGTTGTCTGTCAACCAACTCCATTACTGCTTGAATAAATCTAACATCAGCACGGTTCCAATCATCCAAAAGAAGAATACCACCCTTCTTTTTGTCTGCAATCCATTCCGGTGCACAATAAGACATTCTATTCTTACCGGTCATCTTCCATCCTTTTCTTAAATACTCTTCAACTGCTAATTCATCTATCCATTGCCCAACTTTCTTGGTAATAGTAGAGTCTGCAATTTGTGCAGACGCTGCAGCTTTTTGAGCTACTGTATAAGAGAGATCATCAATCTTTTTAGGGATTTGTTTTTCTTTATACATTTGAAATTGTCTTACAGGAAATCCTACTAGATCTCCTAATTCTTCTATTTGAGCTAGATTAAGTTTAACAAAATCTAATTCATTTTCTTTAGCTAAATCTAGTACAGCAGATGTCTTACCAATTCCTGATTCACCAACTACTTCTACAGCAACTGGATTTTTTCCTTGTTCTTGTAAGAATCTATTATTCTTTATTATATGGTTTACAAAACCTTTTAGTTCATCTATATTTAAATTTACTTGTGCCATTTTAATGTGTGTTTAATTGTATTATTTGTCCAGGTAAATGATCAGTCATCTCAGATTCTGCACTAAGAACCCATAATGTGTTCTTTGGACAATCTTCTGGAGCTGGTGCTTCACCATCTGTTAAATATATAAGGGCAGTATATCTACCCCTTCTTTCATTGAAGTGGTCAATAACAGGCTGGAAGCATGTACCACCTCTACCTTTTATTTTCCAATCCGCATTTTTTTTAAACGGAGATATATCACTAATACCTGTATCACATTGTGCTACAGTTATTTGGTGTCCCGTCTTTTGAACATGATGCATTTCACTCATGAAATGTTTTAGTTCCCGTGTATTAACAGATCCTGAAGTATCAACACCAATCAATATATGATTTTTGTGTTTTATCTTAAGACCTGGATTATCTGTATATCTTTTGTTGAATTTTCTTCTCAACTTTTTTGTAAAAGTAAATACGGAATTACCTACAAATCTTCTTAAATAACCTTTCCAATCAAATGATGGAGGCAGTATGGTTCTTAGCTTTTCAATTAATTCTGCTAACTCACCCGGAATAGTTCCTCTTCTTTTTTCAGTTTGTTCTGCAGTTTCTTTAAGTTGATGCTCAATTTGTTTTTGCACTAACTTTTTTTCTGCTTCTGTAAGATCTTCAAACTCTTCCCATGTTTTATGGTCATATTGACTATCACCATCCATTTGGTCAAGTATAGATTGAAGTGAAGGACAAGGATTATTTTTACATTCTTGTTCTAATAAATCATAATACTTTTTAGTACCGGCTTTCTTTGGTAATTTTAACTCAGGAAAACTATCTAAAGTTAATCCACCTTCAGGAAGCATACTTCTATCTATATATTGATTTATTTCCAAATCTGCTGCTATATTAAATAGTTTTTTATTTGAATATAGATCTCTCATCATAAGATGACCAAACGACACGTGAAGTAACTCATGTTTAAGTAAACCTATCTGGTGTTCATCTGGTATTCCCATAAAGAAATCCGGGTTAATAGATAATTGTATACCTATACCATTTTTACTGACACCCGCTGTTGGAACGTCTTTTCTTATTTTCTTGTTAAGTCCAATTAAAAAGAGCCCATAAAAGGGCTCTCTTAATATTAGTGACTTACAAGCTCTTGCTAGTTTATCCTGTATGTCCATATTCTCCATGTGTTATTTTATCTATTTCTCTTTGTTCTTCTTCAGTAACTGGTTCAATTTGTCTTGTATGTTCCCAATCAAGTTCAATTTTAACATTTTTAATAAACTTCCAAGTACTTTTAAAGACAGGAAGCATTTGTTGGTGTATTTCAAACTCTATAATTTCTTGTTCAGTTCTTATACCTAAAGTAGAATCAAGCTCTTTAAACATTTCATTCCATTCTTGAATAGCATGGGAATCTAAGTTAAACTTTTCACAAAAGCTCTGCCTTCTACCAAACATTAAAGATTTAGCAAACACCATTTTTGTAACAGATGTTACTTCTTTTATGTTTTTTATATTCTCACACGCTACTTCATAATCTTCATCAGATCCGTGGAGGAGTTCTCTTAATTTTTTATATTCTTCTAAACTAATCATTTATTTTCATTGTTTTAATCATCCACAAGGGTAGCTTTTTCTTGTGCATATTGTCCAACCATTCTTTTGCAGAGGGAATATAGTTATTACAATCCTCTCTTATATGCTGTTCTGCAACATATCTTGTATAAACAGGTTTACCTTCTGAATTTGTAAATACTGGCCCAAACTTTCTTTCACATTCAAATATACCTTCACTGTGATGACGAAACATTCTGTGTAAGTGATTACCCACCCAACTTTTTGTTGCATCTAACCAATTATGTATATCTATGTAATCTTCAGGCCTCCCACCAAACTTCTTAACAGAAGATTTGGCATGAATATTTGGATGTGCCATTAAAAGAATACTTTTTTATCTTCAGTAGTAAAGTCTATATCATCATAATAATGATCTTCTGTGACACGTTGTGTATGATTAATATTAACTTTCCAAGGAGTTTTTGTGCAATCAATTATCATTTGACCATATCCTCCATCATTATTAATCCAATCCCACTCTACATTATTACTGACCATATCATATAGTAAATCATCCCATTCTGATTCTACTTCTTTAGTCATATCTACCTTAACATTATCTTCATTAATGTCTTCAAAATTGACTTCATCTATGCATCCATCATCACCACCACCACTATATTCTATTATTATTTTTGATATATTGTGATCTTTAATCACTTGAACTGCTAGGTTTCTTTTTAGTTTTGTTTCCATTCTTAATTAACTTAATTTCTACACCTGGATTTTCCTTATCATATTCATAAGGTTCAAATACGGGTAGAATGTTTTCACAATTATCATCATCAATCCAATTATGTTTAACCATATCATCTTGCACTGTTTGTGCAGGATTAATATAGTCAAACTTATGTCTAGACCCTCTGATGAACTTAAATGATATTTTAACCGGTAATTCTAGTTTAGATAATTGTTTCCTAAAACCCTTTCTAAACTGATCATAGTATTTAGCTGTTTCTTTTCTATATTTTGTTGTTGCTTTACTGGACACGAAATATCTGCCTGTCCATCTTCTACCATTTTTACTACTTGGTACGTTACCTGGTATGAACCATTTCATAAAACACTTTTAAGTTTAACTTTAATTTCTTTATGAGCATCAGCAAAGCCTTTTTCTTTTACAAGATCAGCAATGTCTTTACTACTGTCTAACCATGTGCCTTTTATATCATATAACTGTTCATATTTGTTAACAGCATTATGTCCGGCAACATCATTATCAAATAAAGTTACAACTTTTTTATATTTTTTCTTAAGATTTTCAATTATATACGGTTTTATTACAGTATTCTCTGAGTCAGGTGCAATAACTTCAATATTGTATCCAAATTGTTTTAAACACATTGCATCTTTCAAAGAAGAACATATAATAAGATAAGGTTGATTATATTCTAATTGATCTAATCCTTGAAGCTGAGGTTTAACTTTTATGAATTTAAACTTCTTATTTCTTGGTTGATAAATTTTATAAACTTCACTCTTACTAAAGTAACCATATATATTAGGTTGTTTAATATTTATCTTATTAATAACAAGATCACCTTTCTTTTTAATCATGGTATAATGTTCCAAAGGTTTAACTTCGTAATTGTTTAATATCTCTTCACCAATATTGAATTGTAACCAAAATTTCTTATCATAATTTTCCCAATTTCTTGTTTTAACTATATCTACTTGATATTTTGGTTCTGGTTCTATATTTGATTTAGAATATTCACCTTTTTCTGTAATAAACTTATTATAATCTTGACCTATTTTAAATACTGCTTTAGAATAGTCTATATTAAATAGTTCTTTAACTAAATCTATTCTATTACCGCCTTTACCTGTTGAAAAATCTTTAAACTTATATTGACCTTGGTCTACAAATATCCACATGCTTGGAGTTCTTTCTGTAGGATGAAATACAGATTTAATCTGCACATTCTGTCCATTCAGTCTTTCTGGTAAATCCAGATAGAACTCAAACACCCAGGTACTTGGAACTTTAGATCCATCTAATATGAGATTCTTAGTACTTATCATAATTCTTAAAATAGAAAAGGGAGGTACTTGATAAACCTCCCTTCTCATTGTTAACTAATAATATTAATTATTATTAGAGCTCAAAATCAGAACCTGATCCTGAGTCTGCTTTGAATGGTGCTGGATTAGTGTCCATACCATTAGATGGAATATCTTTCTTAACTAAAGCTTTAACATGCACAGCACGATCAAACTTTAATAATCTAGAATTTTCTTTATCTATTCCTTCTATAGCAATACCATCTTTAGATATACGTGGTAAGAAAAGATCATTATTCACATAACCTTCTTTGTTTTCCCACTCACGACCACCTATACACATGTTAATAAGTTTAGAACCACCCATTAATTTATCACATTCAGTCATAAATGACTCAATAGTTTCTGCTTCAATAGAATCTAATCCATCTCTCATGTCTAATGTTTCAGCAAGAGTAATCATATGCTTTAAGATCTCTTGATCTCTACTGATTTCTCTACCACTTGGTAATGTAGTATCTTTAAATGGAAAAGGACTAATTCTTACTCTACCAATTTGACCTTCATATCTACCTTGTGACTGATCATTATAATCTCTAAAGAAACCTTCAAAATCACCACCTATTGGTGCAGTTTCTACATGTAAATTTATATTGTATGAATCTGCATCATACGGTGTTTGATCTAATGTAATAGAATTAATTTTTACTACGTGGTTGCCTGGATCTAATACAGGTTTTGTACGTCCGCTTCCTGCAGACATGTCTTTAGTATTTAACATAACTTTCTTATTTTTTACTTCATTCATAATTTAAACTAATTTTCATATTCAATAATTGCATCTTTAACAACTTGTAATGAATTATCTATACGTCCATCAGCAAACATACCATCTGGTGATTTACAAGTATTTTCTCCATTATTAACTGTTTCAAATACATAACTTAATTTATCATCTTCTCCTTTGACAACTTTGCCAAATAGAACTATAGAGAACAAACCTTCTAAAGTTAAAGCATTATCTATCATTTTACCTACAGTTTTTGCTTTTACTTTTCTATGTCCATTCACATCTGTTGATTCTTCAGAGTGAGTTAGAAAGAATATATATAAGTCATCTCTCATATCTTTAGGCATCTTAGCAACTTGTGCAAGATTCTTTGCAATAGAGGTAAACTTATCATAACCTTTCTCATCAGCTCTATCAAAGTATTCAAAGCTGGACATATATTGCCAGTCATCAACTACTAGATTTTTAATATGAGACATTTTATCATTAACATGCATCATAGCTTTCATAATCCCCGCAGCAGATGATACTCCTGTCATATTACCTTTTTGATTATCTTTACTAATCATTGTATAATTCTTTTTCCATCCTTTAAATGGTAAAGGTTTATTTGCAATGTTAATAATAAATGTTTCTTTAGGATCTAGATCTCTAATTGATGTTGATTTACCTGACCCGGAGTCAGCTATAACTAATACACTTTGTGCCATTATTTACTTAATTTTTGGTTTATACTTAATAATGCTCTTTCAATTCCCATAAGAACATCTACTACTTCTCTTTTTTCTGGGTTTTTAATTAATTCTGGTTCTTTAATAGGTGATTTTCTATTAGTTACATCATTAATTACTTTTAATTCAGATACAGGTACAATATGTCTTTCAAATCCCGAACTACTTGTTACTTTTTCATATTCTTCCTCCCAATGAGCATTATGTTTTAATAAATATAATGTTCTTTTAGGATCTTCTGAATTATATTCAATACTAACAAATTCAGTGTAGATATTTCTACTTTTTTGTAATTCACTTGGAAAGAAAGATACATGTAACTCATCTTTTCCCGATGGTCTATATGCCATCTTTGGAATATATAGTGCATTAATCATTCCCATTTTTTGGAAATAATCCTCATGCTCTTCTCTTAATTTTTTTACTTTTGCTTTACGCTCTTCTGGTTTCATATATTATCTTCTTTGTTCTTGAGGTGGTGTATCCATCTCAGCTATTTGCATTCTTTCAAATTGAGCTTTAAAGAAACTCATACGTGTATCACCATTTCTTGCTTTTAGAAAGTGTAATACTAATGTTCTATCATCTTCTATTATATATCTATCAGGTCCATAATATCTAATCTTTTGTTTAGCAGGACGGTTAATACCTATTAAAGTATCAGCATGTTGTAACATTGCATCTGAACCAAATATATCTGATTCTAATACATAGTTACCATACTTACCATTTGCTGCTCTATCTGGATTATCTATATTTCTATTTAATTGTGATAAACATATAAACATACAAGGATATGTACGCTTCATCTCAGTAAAGAATTCACCTAATTCAAATAACATGTCTAATCTGTTATTTTGATACGGTGCTCTTTTTACTAAAATACTATGATCAAGAGTAATAATAGTTTTTTTACCTTGATGCATATTCATATACATATCTACTTGATCTCTCATTTGATTTACAGTCATTGGTGTAGTAACTTGATCTACAGGACTTTTAATTCTATCTTTAGCATATATATGACATTTATCAAATGTATCCTGAGTTAATTTAGTTCCTGCACTACATAATTCCTTGTAAGTTTTACCGGTTAAAGATGAAAATTCTCTTAATGCTGTAGTTCTACCCACCATTTCAAAGCTAAATTCTAAAACTCTGAACTCTTCAGTTGGATTTAGAATAAATGACTCTCTTATAATTTGATCCTTGATTAGAGTTTTCCCTGATCCAGGTCTACCACCAATCACAGTAAGAGTATTCCATTCTAATCCATCTGTAATAGCATCATTAAACTTAGGCCAAGGTGTTTGTATAGATTTCTCTTTACCACTTTGCCTAGCAAGCATATATTTCAAAGCATCATTAAATGCTTGATATTGTCCATCCCATGCTGGTTTAACCTTACTCATACAACTTTCTCTTTAAAAGGTTGATCATCTTCTATTTCTACACCATCACGGACCATATCACAATAATCAGCTAATTCTGAATGCTTTACTTTATGTTTATCTGTTTTACATATAAAATATTGACTTGTTTTCATATACATATAATCTTTTTGTCTGTATTCATTTGTATACATAACAGTTGCATGTGCAACTTCTTCCCATGTATAATCATATGTATCAAAGAACCATCTAAATGCATTTTCTAAAGTTTTAACATTTTGTCTACCTGGTTTACCACTTGGTAATTTACCTGTTGGCCATGCTTCTCTATATATTTTAAGCATTTCTGCATAACCTTTACCAAGCAGCTGTGTAGTAGTTCTTTTCTTTGCAACTCTAAAGTATTGATCATATTTAACACATAAACTTTTACCTTTTGCAGTAATTGAATACATTGGTCCTTCTTTATATAAAACCAATTTCAATTTAATTAATGTTCCTATATCATCTGCTTTTACTGTAGAAGAAAAAGAAATACTATTCTTAATCCCATACAAGAGAAGTAATTGGTTCGGTGTAAGCTTGTCTTTTAATATCTTCTGGAATAGTTCTAACATAATTTTTAATATTTATTTTAAGCGCTTCATAAGCTTCACAAATTTGATGATCTCCTATTTCTAATAAACCTTCAATTTGTTTAATACTATGTATTACACTTGCATGATGTTTATTTATGTGAGATCCTGTATATTGTAAAGTAAATCCCATTTTATTACACATATAACAAAAGAGTTGTTTAAATATTACAAATTCTCTTTTTCTACATTCCTTACCTAAAGATTTCATTCTAAATTCAGGATATAATGAACGCATGGTTCCTAATACTAATTTTTCAAGTATTTCTATAGTTTTAATCTGATAAGCTTCTTTCATAGCTTGTATTCCGTCTTCCCACCT